CGATCATCGACAAGTTCACTGCGACCAATTACGACACGGCTGCACGCACGATCAGCGTCAATCTTGTGGCGGCATCTAGCAGCGCAGGGAATGATAACCTGATCGTCAAGACCAAGACGCTTCAGCCATCCGAGACATATACCTTCCCAGAATTGGTCGGCCAGGTTCTCGCAAACGGCAATTTCATCTCAACGATTGCCAGCACTGGCACGGCGATCAACATCCGCGCATCTGGCAGGGAGATCGGCTAATGAAGAAGCCATCATTTATCATTGAGGGTTTTGGCGGTCTGCGTGAAAGCGAACCGTTCATCACTGCCGCACAGAACAAGAAGAACACGCAAGTCGTGATCGACGATTGGATGCTCGGCCCTGAAAATCCCAGCAACGAGCGCGGTGCAAACCCTGAATATTGGCGTGCGCTTGGCAAGGCTATGCAGTGCGATGAGACTGAAGCCCGTCGCCGCCGCTGCTCATCGTGCGAATATTATAATAATTCCACATTGATGCAGGCCAAGATGGACAAGATCCCTTGGAACCAATGGGATGTGGGATCGGGCTTCCGTGGATACTGCGAAAAATTTTCCTTCATCTGTCATGATATGAGAGCGTGTCAGGCATATGAGGAGCGAGAATTTGAATCCGAAGATTGATTGTGATATGGTGCAACCACCGAGCGTCATTGAGCAGCCGGTGGCTCACCTTCAAGGGTTTTGAATGACGCAGGATGGCTCCCCCAAATACTGGCTTAGGCGGAACTTTACCGAGACGCTCAGTCTTTCGGATGAAGCCTCCGACTGGCTGATTGCGCTTTGGGAAGTCATCCAGCTATTTGATGATATTGCAGACGGCGCTTCTATAGATCGAGATGACCTTGACGGCGCAATCTGGAACGCATTGGTCGGCCTTCCTGCAAATGGTTTCTATCAAAGAAACGCGCATATGCTTATCCCGCTGATGGGCGTTGCTGTTTTGAAATGGAAAGCCTCCGACGTTGTTGAGCGTGAAGGCGAGGCTTGTGCCACCAGCTTCGTTTGGCGTGCTGGCTATTATGATATGGTTCTAGCCGCTGTGCAGATCGAGCATGGCGTGCAGGCCGCGATGGATATTGGTTGCGTTGTTCTGAAGCTATATGGCGAAAGCCTCGAAGATTATATGAAGGAAATGTCTGATGCCTGATCCAGTTACCGGCGTAATGGCTGCATCCAGCATCGGTTCGGCTGCAATCGGATCGAGTGCTTCAAAAAGGGCTGGGCGACAGCAGGTGCAAGCCGCAGAGGCTGGCGCTGCTGAACAGCGTTTGGCCCGTGAAGAACTTCGCAGGTTGCTTGAGCCTTATGTTTCTGCTGGCACGCCTGCGCTTCAATCTATGATGGGCGCGGTTGGATTGCGCGGCCCTGAAGAACAAGCTGCATTCGTTGCACAGCAAGAACAAAGCCCGATCTTTCAGGCATTGGCCCGTCAGGGTGAAGAAGCCATGCTCCAGCAAGCATCTGCTACTGGCGGACTTCGCGGTGGCAATATCCAAGGGGCATTGGCCCAGTTTCGACCGGGCCTTCTGAATCAATTCCTTAACCAGCAATATGAGCGCCTGGGTGGATTGACGCAGCTTGGACAGCAGTCCGCTGCTGGTGTTGGCGCTAGTGGATTAACCAGCGCAACAAACATTGCTGAATTGCTTGGTCAGGGTGGTGCTGCACGCGCTGGCGCTACTTTGGGATCAGCGCAGGCTTTTGGTCAGGGGCTTAGTGATATTGCCACCATTGGTGGAATGACCTTTGGTCGCAAACCTCCAAGTAATCTTGGCCGATTGGTTCCGGCCTCTGATGCCTTGATTGCCGCAAATCCGAGTATTTTCTAATGGTCGCACCTTACAATTATTCAATCAACGTGCCTAATCCATTGGCTGGATTCCTACAGGGAGTTCAGATCGGTCAGGTGCAACGTCAACAAGAACAAGAGCGCCAAAATCAGCAATTGCAGCGGCAGCAGCAAGCTGCTTTTTTGCAAGACATTCAAGGCACAATTCGGAATCCAACGCCTGAAAAGTGGCAAGAGCTTTACGCCAAGCACCCGCTGATGGTTGAGCAAATTTCCACTATCCGTAAAAATGTCACGCCAGCAGCTTCCAATTTGTTTACGCGAACAGCAATTGAAGTTCTGCAATCTGATGCTACTGGAGACGTAGAGGGCGCCGCAAAAAAAGCGGAAGATGCTGCTGCGGCTGCTCAGGCAAGTGGAATGACCACTGAAGCGCAACAGCTTACTGATATGGCTAAAGCCTATCGGGGAATGCAGGGCAATCCCACACAGCGTCGTGGCGCAATTGCTTCCTTGCTTGCCGTTTATGCAGACAAAGAACAATATGATCGCATTAATAAAATCTATGGATTTGATATGCCTGCACCGCTTGCGGAATATCAAGCTCGCGTACGTCAATTTGGTCAAGAAGAAGCTGATATTTGGTGGGATTCTCAGGGCAAATATCTAACAACCGACACCGACTTAATTGATATTCAAGAATATGTAAGAAACAAAAGGCTTACCGGAAAGCCAGCGCCAAAAGGCGTGACATTCACCCCATTGAATCCTGAAGGAGGTCAGACGGAAAAGCCGTCTGGCACCTTTCAAGGGCAGTAACATTAACCCGATTGCCGATCTTGGAAAGCTGGGCTTCGCACCGACAAGCGGATTCAGAACGCAGCGCCATCAAGAGGCATTGGTTGCTCAGGGGCTGACCAAGACCAAAAGCGGATCTCATCCAATGGGTGACGCTTTGGACTTCATGCCGCCGAAGGGAATGTCCATGCAAGAGGCTATTGCCACTGTCCGCAGGATGTATCCTGGCGTTAAGGCTATCCCTAGCAACAAAGGCGCAATTCATGTAACCTTTCCCGGATGGGGACAGGCTCCTGACGTAAGCGGCTCTCGACGTAGATATGGTGATTAAATATGGCTGAAAAGTATCAAGAAGGTCAGCAGCTCAAGGGTAGCGACGGCAAAATTTATGTTGTTGTTGGCGGCGTTCCTCGCGAACAGATCGCTGGCCCTTCTGTGCAAAGCGGTGTCTATCGCCTACCAAAATCTCCTGAAAAAGCTGCTGAAGAAGAGCGTAAAATTGATGCGGCTAGAATAGCAGAAGAAGCGAACCTTCGTGCAGCACAATCATCTAATATATCTGCCGCTTCGGAAGCGCGTGCAGTCAGCGAAGATGAGCGTAAACGCGTCAAGGAATTGCGTGATGCTTATCGTGGCGAAGATGCCGTCAAGGATTATGAAAAAGCATTCCCGAATTATGTCGCTGCGTTGAAAACTGGGCCAAATGAAGATTTGACGCTGCTCTATCTCTACGCAAAGACCATCGACCCGCAAAGCACGGTCGGCGCAAGCGATATGGAAAACATCAATGCGTCCGATGCGCGATTGCCAGCAGCCGTTCAAGGCGCATTGCGTGAATTGCGTGCATCTGATGGCAAGTTTACCGATGCTGCTCGAACAAGCATTCGATCGGGCTTGCATAAGGTCATTACGGAAAAAAATCAGGCTTATAAATTTACGCGAGATCGCTTCACTTCTGATGCGCAATCACCTGTCTATAATGTCAACCCAATGCTTGTTGTCGGCCAGCCATTCGGCACGCAGCAGCAGGTTGAGGATGTAAAATCATATTGGCGCAAGGAATATGAGCGCAATCCGGAAAGCTTGCCGGAGGAATATCGCCCAGAGAGAGTTTCGGCTCCTGAGATAAATATTCCGCCTGGCGGTGGCCCTGTTGCAACTGATCGCGACATTGAAATTACTAATGCCTTGCAACAAGCATGGGCTGGCAATCAGACAATCGAACAGATTGATGCGCTTTCACGTCAATTGACTGGAGGCAATGGATTGAGTCCTGAAACCATTCAGGCGCTGCGTGAGAACGAAACAACAAGGCAGAACATACGATTTAAGCCGTACATTGCGCCTTCTGAAGCCGAAGCACCTGCTGGCGGCGATCTGGGTCAAGCATTTTACGCTGGCGTTGGTGATATAGCCCAGGGCGTCGGAGACGTTTTTGGCATCGTTGCGAATCCAGCAAATGCTGTTGTCAATGCGCTGACCGGAGCCAATCTTACAACCGATCTTGGTCAGACATTCCGCGAAGCAACTGGCGCTCCGCAGGGTGATCCGCTGGCAACTGCAATCAACCGCGCTGGCATAGGTGGTTTAACAAGTGTCGGTGGCGCAATGGGTGCTGCACGCGTACTGCCTACCGCTGGCCGTGAAATTGCTGAGATATTGGCAACGCAACCTGCTCAACAGATCGCTGCAAATATTGGCGGCGCTTCAGCAGCAGAGATTGTCAGGCAACAGGGTGGCGGAGTGCCAGCACAGATCGCTGCAACGATTGCTGGTGGCATCCCTGCCGCTGGTGCTGTTAGTCAGGCGCAGTCTTTTGCTCGTTCTATTCCTGAAGCCGTCTCAACGTTCCGTGGCGTTCCTCAAGCGGTTCCTGCGGCGGTATCTGCTGCTGATGAAATTGCTGTCACATCCCCGCGTATGTTTGAGGCTGGTGAAACCATTACAAGTCGTTCTGGCGGCGCAATGGGAACATCGCCTGAAGAAATTCGGCTTATGCAGGCGGAAGGGCTTCCGGTTCCTGTTCAATTGACGCGTGGTGCTGCTGCACGCGATCCTGAACAATTGGCTTTCGAGAAAGAGCAAATCTTTAGCGAACTTGGTGGCCCATTGCGCAGGCGTGCAGAAGAAAACAATCTTCAAGCATTGCAGAATTTTGATCGCTTCATTGATATGACTGGCGCAGAGGCTCCGGACGTTGCGTCCACTGGCAACGCAGTAATCAAGGCTCTTTCACAGGGCTATCAAGCAAGCAAGAATCGCGTTCGCGCTGCATATACTGAAGCTGATAAGGCTGGTGAAACGGCTGAGATGGTTTCTTATAATGATTTGGTCAATTTCATTGATCAGCAAACACCGACAACGCGAACCTCGCTTGCACCGATTTTGCAATCAACGCTTGAGAAATTGCGCATGGAAGACCCGGCAGGCTCTGGGTTGATTTCCATCCGTGCGCTTGAGGATGTGCGTAAGTCGATCAATAAGGCCGTTCAGCCAGGAACACCTAATTCCACATATGGCGATGCCCTGAAAGATTTGATTGATACTGCAACGGAAGGCGTAGGTGGCGATCTCTATAAGAAAGCCCGGCAGCTTCGCATTGATCAATCGAATAAGTTTGAAAAGCGTGCAATCGTTGCGCGGCTAGTATCCAATATCAAAAACATGGATGATCGCCGCGTCCCTGCCGACAGAGTATTCCAAAGCGCAATTCTAAACGAATCTCCTGAAAACATTCAATTCCTACGCAGAACGCTTCGGGATCTTGGCGATGATGGCAAGCAGGCTTGGAGCGAACTCCAAGGTGCTACGCTGCGCCATATTCAGGAAAGAGCAACGGCAAACGTCAATAAAACATCCGAGAACCTTGACGTTATTTCTGCGGCTCAACTCAATAAGGCTGTTGACGAACTGGACAAGAATGGTCGGCTTGATCTTATTTTCAATCCGAAGATGGCCCAGCAGGTGCGCGATCTGCGGGACGTGGTGCAGTATGTAAACACAGTTCCGCCTGGAACATCCATCAACACCAGTGGAACGGCACGCACATTGGCTGCTGCATTGGGTGAAATGGTTGTCACAGGAACCACAACCTCAATTCCGCTGCCCATCTTGACTGGCATCAAAGTCATCCGCGACCAGATCAAAGATGCAAAGATTAAAAAGCAGATCAACAGATCGCTGTTGCCGCGTGGCGAACAGGACTGATGCAATGACCTTTCCAAACAACGTAACTTCAGATATACAAAGAGCGCAGGAGATCGTTTAATGTCGCTCACGCAAGTAACAGGCCCGTATCCGATCTTCACAGACCTTGACGGGTCTCCGTTGGATGACGGCTATCTATACATCGGTGATCAGAACGATGATCCTGAAACCAATCCGATTCAGGTCTTCTGGGATAGTGCGCTCACCATTCCTGCCACGCAGCCGATCCGCACGAACAGCGGCTATGCTTGGCGCAATGGAACGCCAGGACTGCTTTATACCGCTGGCCCGTTCTCGATCACTATCCGCAATAAACGCGACGAATTTGTTCTCTATAGCCCACTGGGTTATGGATTCGATCCTGCTTCAGTCTCAGCTTCGGTTGTAAAAAACGACTTTGTTGGCGATGGCGTTGATACGACATTCACGCTTTCTGCCACGCCTAGCACGGTGTTGGCGACTAATGCTTTCATCAATGGCGTGTATCAGGAAAAGGACAGCTACAGCCTTTTCGGCAATGTGATCACTTTCTCCGTTGCTCCGCCGCTTGGCTCTAGCATTGAGATCATGACCAATGAAACAGGCGTGATCAATTCTGGCAATGCAACGGCTATATCTTACACCCTGACAGCCGCTGGCGCTGTCGCACAGACCGTTCAGACCAAGCTGGAGCAATATGTTTCGGTCAAAGACTTTGGCGCTGTAGGCAATGGCATTGCGGATGATACTGTAGCTATTCAGGCCGCACTAAACAGCGGCGCAAAAAACATTTTGGTTCTTGCTGGTACATACCTTGTCACCAGCACGCTCGTTGTGCCTGCGTCGGTTAATATTTCAGCTTATGAAGCCACTTTTAACGCGGCGTCAATAACAGCCGAAGTGTTTCGCTTCACCAACGGCGGCGGCATCCGAGGCGGAACTATTAACGGCCCCGGCAACGCATCTTACGTTGCTACCAGCATGGCGGTCAAAGCATCTGGCACAAATAACGCCCCGTCTGCCCCTACCTTTATAAGCAGCCCGACTGTCGAAGATGTGACCATCGACGGGTTTGGTGCCTATGGTGTTTTTCTTGCCTATGTAAATCAGCCCCGCGTTATAAACTGCCGGATTACCGATATTGGCTATGCAGGTGTCGGCGGCGTGTCCTGCAATGACGGCATTTTCAGCGGTAACTATGTTGCCAACGTTTCCCCCGGCACGGCTCCGGGCGATGCTTACGGCATATTTGTTGACCGCAATAACGGAACCAGCGAGACAAGCGATCCGCGCAGTTATCGGTGCGTGATCGACAGAAACATAATTTCTAATGTCGTGGCTACTGGTGGCAACAATG